CCCACCACTTAAAACCATGTTGACCTTTACGTCTCCAAAACGCTTCCCCTGCACTAAGGAGACACCTAGGTTACGGTGCTGGCCATGCCCTTATGGACATAGCCGTGTATGTACGTGTTACGTGTGTGCATGTATGTTTGTGTATCAACAGTGAAGCCTGGTGACGCAACACCGATGAAGGTCCCTTTGTGGTTCCAGTGCGAAGTGAGTAATTATTTGGCACTCAGTCGCCAGGCAAAAAGCCGATGATCCTTCTAACGGACCACCTCCTCACCTTTCCCACAACCCTTCCAGCACCGATGCAGGCGGCTGGCTAAGCCGCGCCACTCTCCCGTAGGGTCACTATTAATATTTACGTGTTAAAGAACTAAAGGTGCCAGCTCCATCGCATAGGGCAAGGCTCGACCCGCCACACCCGCTGCATACGACAAAGCTCCCTTAGCAGCGGCTTCCAAACCACCTCCAAGGGCATACCCAATTGCACCAACGCCAGCCACATCCTCCACTCCGTGTCCAACATTCGCCGCATAAGACATGACCTTATGAATAAAATCCTGAGACACGGGAGGGTGGTAAGTGCCAGCACCATGCAACGGGTTAAAGGGCGACAACCGCACGCGCCACTCCACGCATACGGTCACCTGTAGTTGTATGTTCGATGGGTTCACCAGATATACAGGGGCTAAACCTGCAAAGTTTGGTGCACCTGCCGCCGACCATGTTTGACCAGTAAAGTCATTGGGCGTCACGACAGTGGCTGAGAAGTTCGAATATTCCGTGAGGTTCGAGGGAACGCAATTGGCCTGAACTGGGTTCATAGCCAACTTTGCCCCGGTCAACCATCTCGGCTGTCCAAACGACATCACACTGTCCGCAAACGTCCCTGCTGTCCTGGTGTCACCAGTGCCGGGTGCATCGGCGCTTGCGGGCAACCTCCCCATAGCAATAGTGCCCGACGCCGCTGTTAGCGACGAAGGGCACATCACCTGTACTGAGAAAGCCGCTGGAACGCACTCAACCAAACCGGCTTCAGTGCTATCACCACCATGCGGTGACGGCGAGCCGATGTATTTCCACCCAGCACCGTTCATAACTGTTGCCGACGTGGGCGCAACGATGCCCACTGTCGTCGTCCAATCAAAGGTATTGCCAGGCCCAAACCCGTAGGTCGTGGGCCCGTACAACGCCAAATAATCGGTTGTTGTGTACGTGCGCCGGGTTTTAACCGTCAAGTACTTCCCTGTCGGGGTGTGTAGTGGGAGATGCATTGGATGACACGCGTCCAGCGCATTTCGAACCAAGAGACCAGCGTTGCTACCTGGGACCTTACGTTTCCCGATAGTATTGCTTCTCTTAACACCCACCATTTTCCCCTTCTTCCCGCTTTTTCCTCCCTTTCCATTTCCACTCTTAACTGCCTTCTTCTTCTTCGTCATTCTCCCCTGAGTGGTTCAGTCTGCGATTCTCTTCCCGCTTAATTTATATTAAATTCTAGTTTGTGTTGTTGACCAAGACGTAATAAGTCGCCCAATGGCACTACCTATGCGTCGTTGCTATACCTGTAAAAACACGTCGAGGGCCGAAGCTTGCGTGTCCTAAGGCTGACCCCCAGGTGATGGCGACCTGACGATGAACTAGGCTCACCGCCAGGTCCACTTGTAACCGCCCCCACCCAAGAGCCAACGAACGTAAATACAGGCCCGGCATAGCATCATAGAGCTCCTCACGGCGGAATCTGACTCGCATTTCCCTTTCCCGAACCACACCTTTTCTAGTCGTTAAACCGTACTACGATGTGGCCAGAATTGGGCTGACACATGGGGTTAATTCCCTGTGTAAACACATCAACTCCGCTGGCTTGGCTCTACCCGGAACCCCGTAGGGTTAAATTGTCGTCAACCCGGAACTCAAGGAAATATTCTCACTCAAGTCCCTCACTCCCTTAAAACTCAACATTCTAATCTCACGTTCCATCGCTATCTGCATTGATGGTGGGTAACCAAAGGCTTTGAAAAACGACACTCGCGTATCGTCTGATATAGACCCGGCATATTCTCCTCTGATCCTTGGTATTTTGGCCATTCGCATGAACCCTGAGTCCGAAATTATAGCCGAATGAGCTACATTGCTAGCAACTCCCTCCCTCTGGTAAGCCTTGTAAAGCTCACAAAAGATTGGCATGTCACCGTACAACGCATTGCCACCTACCCCGACTTGGTAGCACCACTGCCGAAATCCAAGTTCAGTGCTAACGGACAAGCTTAAGGCATCCTTTGCCATAGCCACAGTGGGTTGTCGTACCATCACCCACTTGTCCTCAGCCGCATCCACTAAAACGGGTTGCGTCTGACAAAACACACATTCCTCGAACTCAAACACTGGCTCCTCGACCTCCATCTCGAACCCATACCGCAGAAACCACTCCGACAGACCCTTGATCTTATATAGGTCACTCTTCTCAAGAAAGATGAGGCAGTCATCACCATTATTGGCAAACTCCCCCACCACACCAATGCTCCTCAAATACTCGCGTACCAAAGAGCACAT